CGCCTCTGGGAGCGGGAACGCGCTATCACGGTCGCTGTCCTTGAGATGGCCGAACATCCCCGCGGGACGCTTGGCATTGATCTGTTCGGCTATGCTGTTGACGAGCGCCTCGTCATACAGCAAGCCATTGGTGGATACTGCGCCCACTTCGGGGACAATCGGGAGAGTGACAAATACAGGTTCGGCGTCAAGCGCCTTGAGCGCCGCCATGTCTACGCCTACCGCTATCGGCACATCCGGGAAGCTCCCGCGGAACTGCCCGATTTGCGTCTCTTGGATGATGACTTCTTGGGCCATTTCAGCCGCTTCGGCTGCCGGTTCCATATCCGGCACATATTCCAGTTTGACCGGCTCCCAATCCTCGCGGTCGTCGAAAATAATATGCTCGCCTTCCATGTCCATACCGATGTAGTAGTATTTTTCATCCTCTTTGGCGATAACGTGATCCTCGAAGATGTCTACGGCGTAGCAATAGGGCATGCTCATCATCATGTCGCCGGTTGGCATAAAGCGCTTCTCAAACGCCATGCGCACATGGTCAACCATGTCATTTATAGAGTCGCCATACTCTTTGACGGCATAGCCAGACTTGCCCGCAGCGCGCGCCTTGCTCGCCTCGATGGCCGCGCCCTGCATCATGGCCTTGCGTTTGGCGGCCTTGCGGCTGCGTTCATTGCCACCTGCGTAGGTATAGCACGCGCCGCCTTCGCCGTATTTGTAGCCGGACTTGTCATTCATCTGGCAGGCCATGACTGGCATGGTGTTCTCCCTTCAATCCACAAAAAAGCGGCAACCATCGGATTGCTCCGAGGTTGCCGCGGTTGGCTTTCACCAAGTGGGGCTGCGATATTGATTTAGATTATCTCAAGCCCAATGTTCGTCCGTCTGGATAATTCCCGCCTCACCATCTGGTGTTAATTCGACACAAGAGGAGAATCTTGCATCTAACCAGGGGTGTCCTTGAATATCTTCGTCGTTTGCCCCACTCATCAACTGTCGCGCCGCAAGTTCTGTTTCAGCGCGTACAACAGCGCCGAATGTCAGGTCATACCAGGGAATCCAGGGATTTTGATAGCGTATTCCGTCAAAAACAAGCGTATCATGTTCAGTATCGACGGGCAGCAACAGCCAAAGTTTCATCTGCTATCCTGAGCCACTACAGGGGGTTTCCCCTGCATCCGCCGCACCTGATTGAGCAACGGCGTTAACATGCGCTCCAATTGCGACAACTCGCGATGTAACTCATCCAGATTGTGTGTGGCAAGCGGATATGATTGCGTCTCTAGTATAGCACGAATTTTGTCATCGTCTATAGTCTGTTCCTGTGGGCGCATCCCTTCATGGCCGCCGGTCCCCAAATCACGCGACATGCACCTCTCGCCTTTCCACTTGTCCATGAGTTAATATCCACGGCGCATCATCAATGCCATACAAACGCCGGCAGCCGCTCGCCGCCGACAGTCTCAAATTCTCCATACGTTCGGCGCTCTCAAACATAGCCGCCTTGTTTCCATACTCAGGATGGGGATGATTGACATGAATCGCGGTAATAGCCTCTGTAGCATCAATGACGCTCATTCCCCATCGCTCCTGCGCCGCCCATACCAGCCAATTGTCATAAGCCGTTTTCCCCACGGCGAAGGGGGGGATGTCCACAACCGGCAACGTACCACGACGATAAAGGAAATAGTCTATGCCACAAGGCGGATGCAGCACGGCGGTAGACGGCTTGGCGCCTGCGTCTATATCCCATCGTTGTCCTACCACGAACGGATTGTCTAACTTTGCCAATGCCAAACATGCGTCCACAATGTCGATGTCGAGCGTAATATCTGCGCTGATCTCACATAGCCACCCATGCGTAGCGTAGCGTTCGCCCAGCGCAAAGATGCTATTGACTAGAGGCGTGGTTTGCTCATTGACCGCCACATCGAGACAGCGTGTAACGCCTAGCTCCTGTGCGATCTGTCCTGTACCAGGCGTGTCACCCATCAGGATAACCTGACAGCCCGGCACGGCTCCTAGCCAGGACTGAATCGCCATCCGTTGCAACTTGTCGAATTGGCCTTTGAATGGACGCGGCGAACTGATAAAACTGATCACTCTAGACCCCCATAAATTTGCAATGCTTCAGCCACCATGCCCCAGCGGAATGAGCTATTGGTGAGCCGATAAGGGATGGGATATTCGGCAATGACTGCGCCGGCCCTATGCGCGTTCCAGAGCAACTCCAGTTGAAACGCAAAGCCACGTGCCCGGCAAGGCCGCATGAGCGCCGCCTGCAACCATTCTCTCCGCCATACCCGGAAGCCGCTGGTGGCATCACGAACACCCACGCCACGCCGCCGCATGAGCCAAGCAGCGCCAAGACTGAGCGCGGTTCGGTAGCCTAACACCGACGCTGCTCGGTAAAACCGCGAACCGATGGTCAGCCCGGCGCGGGTCAGGCGCGCGTCAAGCAATAGAGGAAAAATCAATGTCGGCATATGCGTCCATCCGGCGTCCATCTGGACAATGAACTCGACCGGCTCCTTACAGCCCAAGCTTAGCCCGTGCCGGTAAGCCGCGGCAATGCCATGATTGGGAACGACATGAACCTGCACGTGTGCAAAGTTCCCGGCGATATCCGCGGTCCCATCCGGGCTGCTGCTATCGACTAGGATCATCGAATAGCCAAGTGCGGACAATTCGGCCAAAATGCCGCCGATATTATCCGCCTCGTTATAGGTACAGATGACCACTACCGCATCATTTGGGAGCACGTTCGTCTCCTGGGTCAGGATGTTCTAGGAGCCACTCGTTGAGCTGCGGTCGATATTTGTTCGGCGCCGCGGCCAGTATGCCGCCATGCACAAAGATGAACCGGCCCGGCAACAGTTCGACAATATGATCTAGACTCGGCCAATCTACGCCATGCCCCCGGCCTATAGGTGGTCGCAGAAAATATCGGGCATCGTCAATCAAAATTACATCTTCATAATAACCGTTATACGGACTGATTTGCTCCAACTCCGCCCGCAATGGGCAGTAACTAATGCCTGCCATTAATGGGTCTTCATCCGGTCCTGTGCCATTGCTAATCCAATGCGCATCCAGCCAGAACAATGTCGGCATATTTCGCCAAACAAAATCGCCTAGATGTTTGGCGCTATCGGTCCATATACGTGTAACATTCTCCGGCCAACCAGGACCGTCTATGGCCTCGTAGCGCGCTTGGACTGCCTCAATTGTGATGACACGTTCAAAGTGCGGCGCCACCAGCCGCGCCGTGTCGCCGTGATACGTGCCCGTCTCCACGAAGCGCGTCAATCCGCACAGGTCACGCAGCATGAGGCCGAACGCCAACGGGAATGGCGGCACGACGCTACGGAACAATGATGCAGATGGCTTCAGGACTTCGCTATTCACGCCGTCACCCTCTCCAGTTCGGCCCATCCTGCCGCATGCGCGGCCATCCATTCTGCCATGCTAGCCGGATGTTCTGCCACGCAAGACAAAATCACGCCACTTTCGGCTCGATTCATCCCCCAGTAATCATAGGGCGGTATATCCGGCATACGTCCATCCTGCAATCCGTCGCCGTCTGCATACCAGGCATGATGCTTGGCTTGCGAGATAGCGAGCGCCTGCGGCGTGCGACACCAGCCGTAGTGGAAGATAGGCCATTGACTGTCCATAATGCCGCGCTCGTGGTAGGCATGGGCGTCAATGCCAGTTGTCTCCCGGTTGCCTATCCGCATTGCACAGGCCGACCATTGCGGATGCAAATCATCACACATGTTGACCATGCGCCAACCCGCCGAGGCACGGCCTAGCCGCGTATTATGTGTCAGGCAAAACAACTTGACATAGCGCGACGTGGCATAGAAATGTACGAACGGGAAACGCACCAGGAATAGCGACGGGTCTTGCATGGCATCACGCAGCCACGGCGCAGCTTCTGGCGCAATTACCTCATCAAGATCGAGCCACAGTTGCCAATCCGCCGTCGTCATCTCGGCGCACCACTGCCACCAGCGTTCTTGCCAGCCGCGGTCATAGTGGATTGTTTCTTCGCGCACCTTGAGCCGCGCTGCGCCATATTCATCGCGCAGCGCGTACACGGCGTCACGCGTGCCATCCTGCGACTGCCCAACCACAATGCACGCCTCGTCGCAGACGGACAGCGCCGATGCGATGGCCGCGGCGTAGGGGTAGTCGAGCGTTAGGATATTGGCGGCGCGGAAGAATGCGGCGGAAATACTCATGATTCGCTTTTGTCCGACTTAGGGCCGATGAGCATATCGGAAAAAACGCTTGGCGCTCCACCGCCGATATTCTCCCAGCCATAGCTCTTGATCCAGATACCTTTGCCTCTTGTCCATTGGTCAAGGATGTATCGTTCCGCATCATTTTCTGGGACCAAACTAAGATCGCCACGGTCAGTGATTCTAGCTTTCATGCCGTCATCCTTGCCGCTTGCGCGGCTTCCACTGTGGCGCGCGTTGTCTGCAACCCGCCACGCAATAACAAGTCCGTATATTGCTCCACCAACAGCGGTCCAATGAGCCGCACCAACTCGGCGCGGGCGCTACGCACGTCGGCGCGCAACTCATCGAAGATGGCCTCGCGCTGTTCGGCAGGAATTGATACCGGAGTCAAAAAGCACCTGTCGTGAGGATGCGCGGGGTAGTTTGGCACTTCATTCAGCGGATATATGCCATCCCCATTTGGCCCGCCGCGCGCATAATCATCGCAGATGTCTGGACGCGGATGGCTGCCGCTTAGATTCCATTTAATACCTTCTACAAATGGATTCATGGCCGCGGCAACTTGCGTTGCTTGCCCATGCGCCCGCGTGATCTCCGTCCGTGCCAACCGCATGGCATCAAACGAGGCATCAATGCCATACGGCGCACGTGTGCGCTTGAGGCTGCGACCGGGAATTAAGAATTGCTCCAGGTCACGTGCGAGACCTGTCGCGCCGCCTGTCTCCAGATTTAGCACGCCACGCCCGCGCCGGATGCCATCCTCCAACATGGCATCCAGGCGTCGCCGCGTGTCGCCTGCCGTATTCCAAATGCGCTCGCTCAATGTATAGCCGTTAGGGTCTACCCAAGTGTGCGGCGGGTCATAGCGCGCCAGCGGATTAGGCCGAAACACCTGCTCGCGCACCTGCGCCCGTGCAGCCGCAAACGGGTCACCTGTCGCACCGCGCATGACGGCCACAACGTCCGGCGGAATGACACGCCGCATCATGGCCGCCTCTTGTTCGACAGGAACGCGCACGGCGTCTGTGATAGACTGCCATAGTGCCCGCGCGTAGGGCGACAGCGGGAAGACCGTACCATCTTGCAGTATGTCAAACGGTGCACGCTGTCCGCCGCTCGTGCGCCCTACAAAGAACGCCGTCACGCGTACGCCTACCGCGGTCTGCACGTCCGGCCATGCGCTGCGTGGGATGGTCCCATCTGGCCCGGCGCGGCGCGTCAACTCACCGACTAGGGCGGTCGCCAGATCGGTGAACAACACTTTCATGCGGCGTTCATTGGCGGCGAGTATGGAGATAAAGCGCCCACGGTAAGATTGCGCCACTTAACTCCTCTTTGCCTTGCGGCGAGGTTTTAACAGATTGGGTACAACTTTTGTCTCACTAAAAGCACTCGGAAACTGTACTTCGTCATCAGGTGGCACGGCCTGTTGCGCCAAATACTCGGCATGCCCCAAGATGCGTTCCAGCAGTGCCGCAATGCAGTCCATGCGCTCGGTCAATGCCTTGTGCTGAGCTTCGTTCATGGCATTTCACCCTTGACATAAACGATGAACACGGCTCGCACCTTCTCAATTTCCGTGATGGTGATTGCTATATAGCGGGCTGCTTCACTGCGATCATTAGGCTTGGCGGCGCGAAGCTCTTCCAGCAATTCATCAAACATCTCGACAATTGCGTTCACTCGTTCGCGCGAGAATGCACTTGGCATAGATTATGTCTCCTGTTCTGGTTCTACTTCATCCGGCGTTTCGTTTACATCCGCGGTCAACCGCGCGCCAAACTGAGCACTCGTGCCATCCGGGAACGCCGCTGCTTGCGCCTCTTCAGCCTCAAGGTCTGCTTCTGCTACCTCGCGTTCAGGGTTGTTAACTAGGCTCATTAGACGCAATGCGGTCTCTCGCCTAATCAGACCATTCAGTAAGGCTGAATCAATCATCTTGAGCAGGATTTCTGCCGGCTGTTGGCGTAGCGACGACCATTGCAAAATCAACTGCCCGACTACAATTTGGCTATCCACCAATGACAACAGCATCAGCCAAATTTTGCACAGACGCAGAATCCATCCGCCGGCGTCACGCTGGCGGCTTTCAATATCATTGATGAACTGGTCCATCTGCGTTTCACTAGAGGATCGCCCGCTCGATATTTGATTGCCCCAGATGAATTCCGGGATGCCGGTATGGTCAAGCAAGAGCCAGAATAATGTCTTGAGCGCCTGTGCCGTATCTGCGCTAAAGCCAACCTGCGGCGACGCAAAGCCTACGCTACCGCCCTTGCCGACCACGAACACGGCGTTCTGGTCGATGTTGAGTTGATTGCGTGTCTGCGTGCTGCCGTCTGCCGCCGTGTAGGTCTCCGCCGTAGCAGGATCATTGGCGTTCTTGATGGCGTTGACATCCTCCATCCCGGCAAAGTATAAGAATGGATTGCCGAGCAACTTAGCGCCGTCGAGTTGCTTGTAGATTACATCGTCATATTGATCAAACAGCGGCAATAGCGGCTCATGGACAGGATGCCCGTTCGTCTCGTTGGCGCTTCGCCCATGCGCCAGATGAACGATAGGAATGCGTCCGATAAGATTCGGATAAGTATTCAACTCAACGATGCGCCCGCCCTCTTTGACCGTCACCGTGCGGCGGTCGGCGCGGTATTCATCCACGATAGACTGTTTACCCGTGCGCGTCTCCACAATGATGGCTTCGACCTTGCGATAGTCACGGTCGGAGCGTTGCACCGTCACCGTATCGGGACTGGGCACAGACAGCGAGCCGTCGCCGTTGATGATGATGTACTGGTCGCCTAGACCAAGCATGTCGCGATAAATGGTCAGAAGTAGCGAATTCTCTTGGTCATCATGGTCTGGTTCGGTATCGTCATCATCCTCATTGCCTTCGAGGATGGTAGACACAAAGCGCACCAATGCTTGATTGGTGTAGTCCGCCTGTTCTTCGCTTAGAGTCTCATCCTCAGACAACGTGACCGTGAATCCACTACCCAGCACCCAGGCAGCGAAAATCTGTTCGATGCGCTTGCAGAACAGTCCGCCGAGAGAATAGCCCTTCGCCTTGCCACGACGTAGACGGTCAAAGAACTCGTAGTCGGGAACCGTGCGGTCTACCGTTGTCACCGCGGCGCGACTGCGAATGAGATTAATTTGGTTGTCACCGGCGATACCGCGACCAATAAGCTCACGCACCGGCATGAGACCGTTATGCTTCGTAGTATTGCCATTGGTTTGTACCATGCGGGATGTTTGCCGTCTGCGTTGTCTAGCGACGCGCGCCATAAATACCCCCTCTGCGCGGGTTATCGCGCGTCTGTGCCATGTTCGCACGCTCGCGGCTGCCGTAGATGTTCGGCGCGGGCAAGACTTGCAAATTGCCGGTATCCTCCAACGCCGCGGCCCGCCCTACATTCGCCAGCGCATAGCTGTCGGCGCGATCGTCACGATCTCCGGGCGGAGCCAGAAGCGTGTTACCTTCTATGCCGGCCAGTTGATGATAGCTGTCAAAACTATGTAATGTGGTTGTGCCGTCACGGAACATTTCCGCCGCTTGGTTATACATGAGCGTCTTGCCGAGTTTATTGGATAGCCAACCGGA